CGACAATGTGGCAGACGCACGGCGACCTGATTGCGGAAGCGCAGGACTGGCCGGAAGCGCAGCGGTTTGCTGAACGTTCCAAGTTGCTGCTTCCGCCTCCGGTATTGGCTGCGGAAGAAGCGAAGAAGGAATCGTCGCCTGAAGTCGCTCAGGTCAAGATGCAGGCGCAACAGATAATTCAACAGAAAGATCAGATGATGCAGGCCGCTTCTGGAGAGATTGAGAAGTTGCGGCAAGAGAATCAGAAACTCACTGTCGCCGCGCAACAAGCAACGCTGAAGGCGCAAATGGCGACAATGGACACGCAGCAGGAAGCGATCAAGTCCGAACAGGATGCGCTGGCAAAGGATTACCAGATTGCCAAGTTGAATCTGCAACTGCAAGAGCAGGATGCGGTTCAGCGTGTTACCGAGATGGCGCAACAGTCTCAGGAATCCACTGAACCCGCTGAACCTGCCGAACCGCAGATGGATGTTGCGTCAATACTGCAAGCCGTTGCTTCGATGCAGCAGCCGATCAACATTACGGTTCCAGTGCAAGTCGATGGAAAAGGCGCAATGACAAAGACAGGTCGCGCAGTTCGACAATCTGACGGTAGTTACCTGATGGAGTCAATGGAGAAACCTTGCAATGAGTGACTCATTTGTAAGAATTCCAGGGATTGACGAGTATGGTAGCGTTCATGTCGACAACACCGAAATTACCACATCTGTTGGGAAGGTGCAGCGCCAACGGGTTGAGGTAAGGGGCGGTACTCTAGGCACGGGCGACCTAACCGAAGACGCATGGGGCATCCAGAAAGTTTCATTGCCATACTCGCTGTTCCACGGCATGTTCTCGTTCGACATCCCAGCGAAGATGTGGTTCATGTACGAGGGCGGGACGCAGGTCTATACCTCGACCAACATCGTATCCACAGACGGTGCGGCGGTTCTCACCACATCGGCAGGAAAGACAACGCTGCTACTTGAGTCCCGTGTTTGCCCTCCGTACCAACCGAATCGCGGGGTTCTGTTCTCGACGGCGGTGTGGTGTCCGAACAAAACAGCAGCAGGCTGCACCCGCGAGTGGGGCGTTCAGACTACAGGTTCAGGGGTGTTCTTCCGGCTCAAGTCTGATGGACTGTTGTACGCAGTTCAGCGGTCAATCGGGGTCGAGACAAAGGAAGAACCCATCACCACAACCGGGGTGAGCGGCTTCGATGTACAGAAGGGCAACATCTACGATATTCAGTACCAGTGGCGCGGCGTGGGGAACTACAAGTTCTTCATCAACAACGTGCATGTGCATACGTTCAGCAACCTTGGGACGCTTACCGCACTGAGTATGAGCAACCCGGCGTTGCCGCTCGCATTCAAGGCAACTACTGCCGACGCGGGGGTGGCGAACTGCGCGCTCCATATAGGGTGCGCTGACCTGACCTCGGAGAACGGGACAACTACCGACGAGCAGTATGGTTCGGCGTACTCGTCAGCAGTGGCTACCAACGGCGCGGACAAGCCGGTGTTGGTGCTGTACAACCCGTTGGTGATCGGTACGATGGTGAATACCAGGACGATCCACCTGCGTACATCGTCGTTCAACAACACCAAGAAATGTACGTTCAAGATATGGCGCACCCGTTCTGCTGGTGACATCACAGGGGAAACTCTGGTGGCCGGCTATGGGGGTAAGTACTCCTACATGCAGTCCGACTCGACCGACATGAACGCGGGTGCTGTCAGGGCCACGGCGGTAACGGCGGCGAACCTTGAGTTCCTGTACGCCGTGACGGTCGAACCTGCTGTACGTTCGACTTACGACTTCTCGGTGGATCACTTGAAACTGAACTTGGTACGGGGGGATTATATCGTCGTGACCAACGATTCGGTGAATGGTGCAAGTGATGTGGTTTTTGGATGGGGCGAGGAGATATAAGTGCTTCTCGACTATTTCTGGTGGCGTAACAAAGTTCCATCAGGTGGAAATACATCAAAAGTATTGAATGCTGAATACCCTTATATAGATGGCCCGATCCGTAGATATATCAAGGAAGTAGAACCAGAGATTGTCGAAGCCGTAATCGAGGTCGTTGCAGAAGTCACAGAAAAACGGACAGTACAGAACAAGGATGTTGAGGCAGCACAAGCGGAGAAGGCGTTACGGGAAAGGCTTGCTTCTCAGCATCAAGCATGGAAAGAAATGTACGCACAACTGATCCTGCTAGAGTACGAGCGGCGGGAACAGGAGTACGAAGATGCACAAATAGCAATGTTGTTGTTTGATCTTTGAGTCGTATAATAGTTTTGTCGGTTGGAGGAGTCCAAGCAATTGTTCTAGTGCCTATATCACTAAAGCAGCCGACACACTCACTCATATAGGGAAAACAGATGATTACGCAAAATATAGCGCATGAAAAATGGGACTACGACGATGACACTGGAGTTTTTACACATAAGAACGGGAAAACTGCTGGCAACAAAAATCTTCACGGTTACGTCCGAATAGGTTTTGACGGAAAAACGCACTCAGCACATCGTTTGGCGTGGTTATACGTTTATGGTGAATTTCCAAAAGGACACCTAGACCACATTAACGGGATTAGGCATGACAACCGGATTTCTAACTTACGTGAGGTGTCAATGTCTGGGAATAGTATGAATCAACGAAAAGCGCACTCACACAATTCAACTGGCTTTTTGGGCGTTAGTAGAATGAGAAATAAATTTAGCGCGGTAATTTGTATCAATGGGGTGCAAAAGTATTTAGGCATATTTGATACACCAAGCGAGGCGCATTCGGTATATCTATTTCATAAACGGAAACTACACGAAACTTGTACTATTTGAACGGAAGTAACCAAATGTAACACCACTCACATGAGGAAACCAAAATGTCTGAAGAAGCCGTAGTCGAAGTCCCTGTTGCACCTGTTGCCGCTGTAGTCCCTGCCACTGCCGAGACTCCAGAAACGCCTGCTGTCGAAACGCCTCCTGCACCGCCCACAGCGGAAGAACTCCAAAAGAAGTTCGACCGCGATGCAGCCATGCAGCGCCGCAGATACGAGAAGGATTTACAGGCGGAACGGGAGCAACGCATCAGGCTTGAGGAACGGCTTGCAAAGGCAGAACCGGCACGTCCCGCAGACCCCGGAATGCCGACTATTGACAAGTTCGACAATTTCGATGAATATGTGACTGCGAAAGCGGAATACATCGCATCGCAAACTCTCTCGAAGCATGAGCAGAGGCAGCAGCAAGAAAAAGCGCAGGCGGCGCAGCATCAAACCGTCGAAGGCTGGAACAAGCGGGTAGCCGCCGCCGACATACCGGATTTCCATGATGTTGTGGCAAGTTCCGATGTGCCGATGACAAGGATCATGCAGCAAGCGATTATGGAAAGCGATAATGGGCCGAAGCTGGCGTACCACCTAGCCACCAATCCCGCAGACGCTGAACGAATCGCCGGAATGACGCCCATAGGGGCGGTACGCGCACTCACGCTCATTGAGGAAGGCTTCAAGAAGCCTGTAGCAGTATCAAAAGCTACGCCACCCATTACGCCGGTTGGCTCGAAAGCTACGTCGATCAAGTCCTTATTGGACGTGAAAGACTACGACGAGTTCAGCAAGCGACGGGCGGCTCAAATCGCCAAACGGCGATAACCTCATATTAGGAGCAAGTCATGTCAAACCTCTTTGTTGTAACCGATCTGGTCGCCAAGGAATCGCTGCGCATCGCGCACGAAAAGGCCCAGTTCATCGGAACCGTGGATCGTCAATACGATTCGTCTTTCACCTATGATCCGGGTCGCGGCCAGCATGGTCAAACCCTGCGCGTCAAGTCTCCGAACATGTACACCCGCCGTCAGGGTTCCCGCGTCATGGCCGTGCAAGATCAGGCCGAAGCCTCGCAGACCATCACCGTCGCAACGCAAGACGGCGTGGATATGCGCTTCAACTCGGCGGAACTGATCCAATCCGTTGATTCGGATGGTGCGTTCGATGAACTGTCGCGCAAGTACATCCAGCCCGCGATTTCCTCGCTGGTATCCGGTATCGAAGCCGACTTCTTGGCCTACGCGACCAAAGCGACCTACAACGTCGCCGGCACTGCTGGTACAGCACTGACCGACCTCGTTGCTGTCGGTGCGGCTCGTGCCAAGCTGAATCAAGGTCTGGCTCCGAAAGACGGCAATCGCTTCATTCAGTGCGACTCTGTGACGATGGGCGGCATGGTCAATGGTCTGAAAGGTCTGTTCCAAGACTCGACTCAGATCAAGGAACAGTACCGCGAAGGCATGATCGGTCGCACCGCAATGGCCGACTGGTACGAAAACGACCGCATGTACACCTTCACCAACGGTTCCGACGTGACCTGCACGATGGCCGCTGCTGCGGCTGTGGTTGACGGTGGTTCGGTAATGACGATGGCTTCCCTGTCGGCGGCTCCGGCTACCGGCGCGGTATTCACCGTCCCCGGCGTCTATGCCTGCCACCCGGAAACGAAGGCTTCGCTCGGTTTCCTCCAGCAGTTCGTTGTGACCGCTGGCACGACTACCATCCAGACCGTTTCTCCGGCAACCTACCTGACTGGCCCCCGTCAGAATCTGTGTTCCGCTGCTGGCGCACAATTGACCACGGCGACCTTCGATGGTACGGGTATCGTTCCGGTGTTCGTCGGTGCGGCTTCGACCAGCTACGTTCAGAACCTCATGTATCACAAAGAGGCTTTCCAGTTCGTAACTGCCGACCTGCCGATCCTGGACGACGCGCAGAAATGCGTTCGAGTCAACAAGGATGGCCTGAGTCTGCGCTGCTGGATGGGTTCGGATATTCGCAATGATGAACTGTTGCTGCGGATCGACATCCTGTACGGAATGGCTGCTCTCCGTTCGGCATGGGCTTCCCGCATCATCGGCGCGGCTAACGCCTAATCCACTCATTCCTGAAAGGAAAATATCATGGCTACATATGAAAACCTCGACTACGGTAGCACCGATGGCTGCATCATCGGCCAAACCGCAGCCAAGAAGATTGGCTTTTACGGCAAGGTGCCGGTCGCGCAGCGGGCGTATAGCTCTGCTGTCCATGCAACGTCTGCCCTCGTCACGTCTGCTGGTTCCCTGTTTGTGGCTTCGCATCTGGCCGCGATTACGGAAATCCAAAATACGCTGATCGGCTTGGGCGTCTGGGCGACGGCCTAATCATGGGCCGCTCTCTCGGCGTTGCAGACAGCACAGCCGATATTGATGGTGGCACGATTACGGGTATTTCTACCCTGAAAACTGCCACTGGTTCAACTATCGGCCTCTACGGAAAAGTTCCCGTAGCACAGCGTGCTTACAGTTCTGCCGTTCATGCGACCTCTGCATTGGTCACTTCGGCAGGTTCGTTGTTTGTTGCCTCTCACCTTGCGGCGATCACGGAGATTCAGAACACCCTGATCGGCCTTGGAGTTTGGGCAACGGCGTAACAGTTTGACGGGGATAGGGTCATTCCCGAAAGCGTGTTCAGCGCACGTTTCCCCGTCATCCCTCCGCTGAATTTCTACTGGAGAAATAATGCCTAAACAGCCTGAACTTGCAAAGCATGTTGTGTTTTGTATCCCGACAATCACGCAACCTTACCAGTGCACTCTCGATTCCATCAAGGCATCGGTTCCACTGATTGAAGCGGCTGGCTGGCTTCACAGCATCGTATATGAAGTCGGTAGCCCATACATCTCATGTGCCCGCTCCGTCATGCTTCGCAAAGCACTGGATGCGATGGCAACGCATATCGTGTTCATCGACCACGATCTTTCGTGGCAACCTCAAGACCTTCTCGACCTGATCGAGGCTGAAGGCGATGTTGTCTCAGGCAACTACCGATTCAAGATTGACGAAGTGGAGTTCATGGGAACTCTGCAACCGGACATCAATGGATTTCCTCAAGTCCGTGAAGATGGCGCGGTGAAGGCATGGTTCATTCCTGCCGGATTCCTGAAGGTCACTCGAACTGCGATTTCCCGCTTCATCATGGCCTACCCTGAACTGACTTACGGCGACAAGTGCAATCCCTGCGTCGACCTGTTCAATCATGGAGCATTTGAGGGCATGTGGTACGGCGAGGACTACGCCTTCTCTCGTCGGTGGCGGGACTTGGGTGGTGAAATCTATATCCTGCCGCATTTGAATCTTGTGCATCACACTCCAGACAAGGGTTTTGGTGGCACATTCCATGACTACCTCTGCGCTCAACCAGGCGGGTCACAAGACCCTGATAGGGGTCCAGAATGAACGGGACACTACTGCACCCCGGCTGCGGATTTGAACCGCTCCCTGAGTGGTTAAATGGAGCCGTAGAGACTCGGCTGGATATAGACGAGGACTGCAATCCCGACATCGTTGCTTCCATCACCGACATGGGCGAGATTGGACAGTTCAATCTAATCTATACAAGTCACACGCTGGAGCATCTGTATCAGTACGACGTGGACAAGGCTCTGAAAGAGTTCTACCGCGTACTGAAACCGGGTGGCATGTGTTTCATCATGGTTCCAGATGTTGAAGGCGTCACTTGCAATAACGAAGTTCTGTACGTTTCTCAAGCAGGCCCAATTTGCGGTTTGGACTTGTATTACGGCCTGACGAGTTATGTCCAGCAGAACCCGTATTACGCCCACCACACGGCTTTTGTGAAAGAGTCGATGGAAGAACAACTCAAGAATGCAGGGTTTGAAATTCTCACTGTCAAGAGAATGCCTGATTACAACCTGATGGGTGTTGGAAAGAAACCGGCTGAATCAAATTCAGGCGTATGATTCAAAACATCTTACGAAGCAAACCCAAAAGCGAGAGGAACGATCATGTACAAACCGAACTTAGGCACAATTTTTTCAGTTGCCAACCAAGCTGTTGTCTCAACAACCGCTGGCCTTGCAACAACTTTCACCGGGCTAGCGATTGCTAACCCTGCCGCATCTGGCGTCAATCTCGTGATGAAGCGGTTTTGCTGCACTCAAACCGCAGCGGGTGTCGCAGGATCAATCGGCCTCATGGGTGGCGTTGGGGTCGCAGCAGGGGCTTTGACTCCAATCAACCGTAGTTTGGGGTCTGGACTTGTCTCGAAGGCAACCGCATCTGCCGGGGCTACCATTTCGACGCCGATACTGGTTGAAACCTATGGAACGCTTGGATCGGTGGCAACTACCGCTTATGGGATAACTCCGGGAATCGTTATTGAGTTGGATGATTCAATCATTATTCCTCCAGGATCGTTTTTGGCGTCCTACACGACTGCGGCTACAACAAGCGCATTGGTGTTCTCGATGATGTGGGAAGAAGTGCCATACATGTAAAAGGAGAATGATATGTTGATGTACTCAGAACTCGGTGGGTTTGCCCACTTTCCACAAGGCGGCGCTCCTGTTGGATGGGTCGATGGTGAGCCTATACGCAAGGCGCTGATGGATGCCAAGAATCCGCCTATTGCAAAGCCCGTCGAAACGGTTACAATCCAAGCTGCAACACCACAAGACACGCCTCCGCGTCGCCTTGGTCGCCCTCCCAAAATCGCAGAAGAGATTTGAGATGAACGATCATGGCCACATCACAGAGTCTTATTGACCGAGCCGCCCGACTTGTAGGCGCAGTAAATTCTGGCGTATCCTGTACCGCCGCTGAATCAGCAGATGGCCTGATCGCCCTCAATGCCATGCTCGAAGCGTGGCAGATCGACAAACTGGACGTGTATGCGTTTGTTGATACCGCGTACTCTCTGGTAGCCGCAACGAGTTCCTACACCGTAGGGCCGGCAGGGAACTTTGCACTGACTCCGCGTCCCTACAAGATCGAAGAGTGCTTCGTTCGCGTATCCGGCATAGATTACCCGGTTGATCTGCTGACAGCAGAACAGTGGTTTGCGATTCCGATCAAGACTGATACGGCGACGTACCCTGATCGTGCGTATTACGAGCCGACGCTTCCAACTGGAACGCTGATTGTCTATCCTGTCCCGAGTGCCGTCAGTTCGCTCCATATCGTTACGTGGCAGGTTGTTTCAAACTTGGCTGCGCTATCGACAACGATTTCTCTGCCACCCGGTTATGAACGTGCAATAACGTACAATCTCGCTATTGAATGGGCTGGTACTGAGTTTGGTCTGTCTCCGAGCAACGACGTGCGGAAGATCGCGCAAGACTCTCTGGCGGCAATTCAACGCGCCAATCATCGGCCAATCTTGAATTACTCCCCGATGGGTAGATTCTTTGCAGGGCAGCGATCAAATATCTTGACGGGCACATAATGCGCAAAGCCTATCGAGTCCCTGTAGCCGGTTCGCGTAACAAGCGAATCTCGGCTACCAACATCCTGAATTCTGTTTCTGGATATGTTGGCATGGGGATTGTCGGTGTAATGATTGTCGGAAAAACGACCGATAGCTCAACGAAAGATCAGCGGTTTATCAACTGCTACAGCGAAACCATTGTTGATCCTGTCACTGGAAAACAGGAGGTCTATTGCGTTAAAAGACCCGGATTCGCTACCTCGATAACAACTGGTGCGGCGGCGATTGGAAACGCGATTCTGATATGGACGGGATATTCCTCTGGAGATAACATCATCTCGGCCTTCGGAGCAACGAATAGCACCATCTACAACAGCACGACTTCGCTAGGCGCGATTACCGGGAAAGCAACCGGCATCACAGAGACATTTGTTTCCGCTGTTCCTACGCTGACGATCAGCAGCACTGACAGTACTGGATGGTACTACGATGTTCCGACTGGCGTTGCTACCAAGATCGCAGATGCAGATTTTCCGGGGAATGCCTCGCTGACACTGGCCGGCACATTCGCGCACATTGACGGTTACGCCTGCATCATGGACACCACTGGAAAGTTGTGGGCGTCCGACTTGAATTCAGTGACCGCGTGGACGGCGACATCCTTTGGTTCTGCGAATTCATATCCAGACAAGGGAATTGGCGCGGTACGACATCGGAACTTCATCATGTGTTTCGGGACTGGCTCGGTGGAGTTTTTCTACAATGCAGGTCAAACACCGTTCCCATTCGCCAAGAATGCCTCGATGACGCAGAAGGTTGGATGTATCTCTGCCGATGCGATTGCACAGATTGCTGACACTACATTCTGGTGTGGCTCAAGCCCGCAAGGTGGTTTGTCGATATTCCAGTACGCCGATGGAATTTCGCGCATTTCAACCCCTGAGATTGATGCAATTCTGATTCTAGCAGGAACAAGCAATCTTACGCTAACGACAATCAGGTTCTATGGAAGATCGTTTGTCTTGGTGAAGGCATCAACGGTTGCCTTAGTCTATTGCATCGAAGAAAAGCAGTGGTCTGAGTGGACTTCATCGACAGCGCCCTGGTACAAGATTGTGGGTAGTTCAATCGGCGGTACGCTGGTGAATTACTGTATCTCGAATACGCTTACAGGTGGAATTGTGTATTCCATGAATCCAGCATCACTGGTGTATGCCGATGCTGGAGCAAGCTATACCGCAACGATGCAGCTTGACTCGAATGACCTTGGAACGCGGAACAGGAAAGCGTGGGAGTCGCTTGCAATTATCGGAGACATTCAATCAGTCACTTCTCCGATTGAGATTTCTTACTCTGACGACGACTACAATACTACGGTTGTGTGGGGGAATCTCGATCTAGCAGACAATTTGCCGGTTGCTCGTAGGCTTGGCTCTTCGCGTCGTAGGGCATGGATACTGAATCATTCGGCAGATACCGCTATGAGAATCAGGAATCTTGAAGGAGTGGCAACAATTGGAAATTCCTAACACCGACCAGACGAGTTTCGCTTATCGTGATCTGACGGGTCAGGATACGTGGCTTTCGTTTACTCCTGTATTCGGGTCGCTGACCGTAGTTGGCGCAACGACCTATACAGGTCGGTATCGTGTTGTCGGGCGGTCGCTACAATTCCAGGTATCGTTCTCCGCTGCGACCTCGATTGCTTCGGTGGCCGGTACGGATTATTTAAACCTTCCTGTTGCGGCAAAGGGACTAGCTGGAATGTGCGTGATGTCGAATGATACGACCAATGTGGCCGTTGGAACATGCCACATTGATGTAGCTACTTCGCGGTGTTATTTGCCCGCACAAGTGGCGAGCGGAAATACGTTCCTGCTTTGCGGCAGTTACGAAATATAAGGACATTCGCTATGGCTTGGACATACGACAATCAGGATTGGGCGCGATTCAACAACGGGCGAATCGAACTCAAGAACGCGGATGGATCATGGTCTGTTTCTGGAACTCCTGAACATTCCGAATCTGCTGGATATGTGACTACCGCAGCTAATAGCCCTGAAGTCGACAAGCTAGTTGCCTATGCCAGAGCGGGTGGAACGCTGAATCCAGAGCAACAGGCATTCATGGCGAATCCTTTGCTTGGAATGGATTCATTCGGACAGTCTGGACGGTGGGGCGGAAGTCAGAACCTGTTTGACAATTCATTTGATCCGCAGCAGTCAGGTGCATTACAGCAATTCGGGCTGAGTTCGTATGTTCCACAGCAGTACCTAGCTGCCGGGCAGCAATTCAACCAAGAGCAATCCCCTGCTGCACAGTCGGCAAGAGATGATTCTGGCGGGTTGTTTGGCGGAATGGACATTGGACAGTTGGCGATGCTTGCCGCTGCAATCTATTCAGGTGGTGCAGCGGGTGGATTGTGGGGCGGGCTAGGTGAGGGCGCAGCGCTCGCTGGCGCAGGGGAAGCCGCTACTTTAGGCTCCCTTGGCTCTGGAACAATGGGAGTGAATCTAGCTGGACTTGGCGGGTATGGGACTACTGCTGGAATGGCAGGGGCTTTAGGAAGTGGCTTGTCAGGGACAACGCTTGCATCATTGGGATTAGATGCTGCTGCGCTTGGCGGGATGGGCGCGGCTGGTGCTGGAGCGTTAAGCTCCGCAGGAAGTACAGGAGGCGGTATGTTTGATTGGCTCGATGCAGCAGGGAATCTTGATGTTGACGCGTTTCTTCAAGCAACCGGGCCGGGTGGCGAATACGCTAACCTGATTCCGGGCGGAGCAGAGGGCATCCCTGGAATGGATACCCTTGGCAGTACCTCTTGGCTTGAAAGCGCCATGAACTCACTTAAAAACGGTGATACATCATGGTTGTCTTCAGATGGATCGTCTGCGATTAAAAACCTGCTTGGCGGGTCTTCATCCGGTGGAACAGACTTGATGAAGACGCTAGGCTCCCTCGGCGCAGCTGGCCTTGGTGCCTACGCATCCAACAAACAGACCAGCGCACTAGAGCAGCAAGCTCAACGCTACGAGGGCTATGGCGCTCCCTACAGGCAGAGGCTGTCCGACCTATACAAAGACCCTACCTCGTTCCTTTCAAGCCCGGAGGTGCGTGTTCCGGTCGATCAGGGAACATCCTCGCTGATGCGGTCGCTATCGACGCAGGGGAATCCGTTTGGTAGCGGGAATGCGCTGCAACAGGGGCAGAGTTATGCCAGCGATCAACTGTTCGGGAAACTTGGGCAGGAGAAGGATAGGCTCGCTGGATTCGGTGGGCTTTCGAGCTATAACCAAGCGGCTCCGCAAGCGAGTACGAATGCGATCAACTCAGGCGCAAACGCATGGAACGCAGTAGGTGCCGGAGCAAACAACATCTTCAATCCGCCACAGACGCAGGCGCAGACGATGGCGGAGTGGGCGAAGGCAATGAGGGGCGGGGTGTAATCATGGGCGTTCTCGATAAAGTCCCGTTCCTTGCGGGCTACAACGAGCAGGATCAGATGAACCGCGCCCAAGAAAATCAGGGGCTGATGAAACTGTCGCAGTTGATGCAGATGCAGAAGATGCAACAGGATATGCAATCCTATCCTGAAGATCGGGCGATGAAGCGCAGGCTTGACCAAGCGCACATTGGGTCTTATGAAGCCAGTGCCGCCGAGAACCAAGCTAAAACGCAAAAGATGCAGGAGTTATTCGGCCTTGCAAAGACAATCTCGGCACTACCGGACGGCCATCCAGAGAAAGCCCCATTGGTGCAGAAATACAGGATGCTTGCTGATCCGACAGGGGCTATGGACCCTACAAAGGTTTCGCCGCTGGCTCAAGCTCGCGCAGAACAGGCCGCATTGCGCCCTGATGATACTGCCGGCCAAACGGCTTACAACAACATGATCCGCAAATTGTCGGAGACTCCGAAGCAGATCAATCCGGTGGTAAACGTATCCGCTCCAGTTACGCCAGTAACTATTCAAGACCCGAATAATCCGAATGCCACTATCGTTATCGACGGTAGGACTCGGCAAGTGTTGGGGGCTGGACCAAAACTCACTGAAACTGGTCGCGGAATTCAGAAGCAGATGACGGCATCTCAAGGGATGGGCAAAGACCTTCAAATGGCCGAAGATTTGCTTATGGGAAATGTTCGTGATTCCGAAGGAAACGTCACAAAAGGTAATGCTCCAACATCTAGTTTGATCGGTAAAGGTACGGACTTCCTTGGTTCTGTGGTCGGATATGCACCATCAGGTGCGGCTGAAGCAAAGAGTCTTGAAGTAGTAGGCGGGAGACTTGTTCAGAAGGTTCCAAGATTTGAAGGCCCGCAATCTGACAAAGACGTATCCCTATATAAATCAATGGCGGCTGATGTTGCAAACGCAGGACTTCCGCTTGAAACGCGGCTTGCTTCGCTACGCACTATGAGAGAGATATATCAAGGGTATGAAGATGGAAGTCGAGGGAAGATAATCCAGTCAGCGTTATCTGGGCAACAAGCGCCAAAGCAATCCGGTATGGTTGTTCCAGTAAGCAATGAAGCTATGGCGCTCACGCTACCGGCTGGAACGCGATTCAAACTTCCTGATGGACGAACCGGGACGGCGCGGTAATGGCTAAGACGCTCGAATTTGATGCTCCTACTCAGCAGGGCAGAAGGCTTGAATTTGATGAGCCTCCCGCCGTCCCGCCAGCGCCGACTTCTATGAAAGAAGTCTATAACGACCCGACATCAATTCCATGGGGAAACTTAGCTGCTGGCGCTGTCCGTGGCGCAGGTTCAATTGGTTCTACTATTCTTGCTCCATTCAAGGCTGCATTTGAAGGCACTGGACAAACTGGTGCACAGTCAGAGCGCGGTAAACTTGTTGGTGGAATAGAAGAAGGTCTAAGACTTATGGGGGCCGATCCGACTTCAACTGCTTACGGCCTTGGAAAAACCGGAGCTGAAATCGCAGGGACTGCTGGTGTTGGCGGCTTGATTTCCAAGCCATTGCAGGCTTCTGCGCCGACGTTGGCTAAAGCCATTGAAGCATGGGGGATGATCGGGCCAAAAGCGGCGGGGACAGGGAGGATTGCAGACATAGCAACTCGCGCTGCTGGAGGTGCGATCCCTGGCGCAGTATCTGCTGGAATGATTGATCCTGAATCTGCTGTAACTGGAGCCGAGATTGGGGCGGCTGTTCCGTTCGCGCTTCCTGCTGTTGGAAAACTAGCAAATGCAGGAATCAATAAAATACAGCAGATGTCTGCTGGCGCACAAGGTCAGGCTATTGAATATCTCAGAAAAGCATTCCCCGACAATTGGCAGGAAGTAGCATCTCGCCTGAAAGACTTGAAGCAGTACGTTCCAATGGAGAAACCTACAATCGCTGCTGCTGCCCCTGGGTTTAGCGGAAAGCTATCCGCTATTGAGCAGGCCGCCAGATCATCTCCTGAAATGGCTGATGACTTTGTTCGCAGGGATGCGGCTAATCAAATTGCGCGAAGTGAAGCTGCCCAACGCAGAGCAGAGCCACTTGAGCAACTTATTCAATCTCGGAAGGACGTAACCGCTCCGCTATATTCTGCTGCAAAATCGGAACAAGTTCCGATGGATGACACATTAAGAACCATCATGCAAGGGCCGCAAGTGCAGAAAATGCTTACGCAGATGGAGCAGAGTGCTAGACAGGGGCAAGTGAATTCAATCGTAGCTGGAAAGCAGGTTCAACCGACCATCATAGGACAACGTCCGGCACCGATTACAGACTATGTAAATGAATGGGGTGTTCCGGTTGGCTCAACTCCTGAGAAAATTCAGATTGAGTCTGCTGAAAAGTGGAAGCGTGCGATAGATGCAGAATTGAACGCTTTCAACAAGAAGGCTCCATCTCCGCTTGGCCTTGGGAACATCAATGCAGAACAGTTGATAACGGCTAAACGTCAATTAACGGATTGGATAGATAAAGCATCTCCAAAGATGGCTGAAGCAAGGGCGGAATTTGCCGCAAGATCGCCACAAGTTAATCAAGCGCAGCTATTTGGTGATGTCGCAGAAGCATTGAATCGCCCTCTAACTTCTGAAGGGATGGCGCAACTGAATACAATGGTGAAAGACCTCCCTCGGTCTTTTATGAGGTCGACTGGAATAGCAAGATACAACACGCCGCAAGAAGTGCTTGATGCAATGTCTCCTCTTGGGCGCAGAACGCTTGAAGGAATATATCAGAGCGGACAGCGTGAGATTGCCGGGACAAGAGCCTCTACTGGCGCAGCAAGCCTGCCCAAGATGGAAGGAGTTCTTTCAAGCATAGAGCATAGAGTTCCTACTTGGTTCAGTCCGGCAGTAACGGCTGTTAGGAACATCGCAAAACGACTTGGTGCCGATACAGACGATGCCGCAATGGAGTTAATCAATCGCGCTGCAATTGATCCAAAGGCTTTTGCCAAACTTATTGAACAGACTCCACCATCAGAACGAAGCGCAGTTATGAATGGAATAAGAAAATACGCTGCAAGCAATAGCGGTAAAGCCGTTGCAGGAACCTCTGTAAATGTTGCTGGTTCGCAATAAAAATAGACCTAATGAACAAACAGGAGCAATAACATGGCGGACACAGTTTATACTGACGGCGCAACCCTGCTAACCGCAGACACGATGAACGACCTGAATCGGTTGCACTATACGATTCTTGGCGATCCGGCGACCGGAAAGGCTGCGCTCACGTCGTTGGGTAATCAGGCGAGCTATGCACCTTGGACTACGGGCGGAACCGATACCGCCTACACCCTGACGCCGACGCCAGCGAGTACCGCAAACGCTACCGGGCAACGCTTCCGAGTCACGTTCAACGCTGCATCCGGTGCTACTCCGACGCTTGCCGTTTCCGGGCATACCGCCAAGAACCTGAAATATTATGACTCCACCGGAACGAAGCAGGCGGTCACCTCGACGCAGGTTCCGATCAACTGGATTTCTGACGTTGAGTATGACGGGACTGATTGGGTGGTGTTGAATGTGCCTCCTACGGCAGCGGCAACCATTGGCCCAGCATTCTCCGCAACATCTTCGTCAACGCAAAACCCCACGACTGGCGTCGCAACCAAAGTTGTATTTGGCACTGAAGAATACGACACAGCAGGCAATTTTGCGACGTCGACTTTTACGCCTACAACTGCCGGTTACTACCAAATTAGTGCTGGTATATCGATGGCATCCGACACATCAACGACGGCGACAAAGATTCACATCTATAAAAACGGCTCCGCTTATCGCACATCTGAATTCACTGGACTTAGTAGCAACGGCTACGAGACTCCATCGATCTCGGCTCTGGTCTATCTAAACGGATCAACTGACTACGTTGAAATATATGGAACGATCGATGGAACTGGCGCATTGCTCTATTTCTTCACAAGTAGTGGCGCCCATTCCACGTTCTTCAGCGGCGTCTTTATTAGGGGTTAAAGATGAATCTCGTCGAGAAAATAATTTTAATCCACCCAAGTTTGTCTGCGAGTGACCTGCCGAAGTTCGCTCTCCTTCAGAACGACAGTGACGGGCTTGGTGATTACATCAAGGAATGGAACCACCCGACGCTTCCGCGCCCTACGGATGAGCAACTGGCCGCGCTGCAATGATCTACCTCGCGCTCTACATCTACGCCTTCTACCTGCTGTTCGTCGTGACGATGGCGGCAAAGGCGGTATGGAAAACACTTCCGCTGACAGCGAAGATTCTACTGGCACCCGCCGCACTTCTGGCCGTGTTCATGGATGTAATCTTCAACGTATTCATTGCGACATTCATCTTCATGGATTTGCCAGAAGAATACATGTTCACTCAACGCCTGAGTCGCTACAAGTCAGAAGGCGCGGGGTGGAGAACCAGTGTTGCAAAGTGGCTGTGTTTCAACCTTCTCGATAGCTTCGAGTTGGGCGGACACTGTAGGTAATCTAACGCATCTGCCTCATAGAAGGCAGGAAGGAAGAATCATGGTTGATCCATTAAGCAAAGACGAATCGAAGGCCATCATCAAAGAAGCCTTGCATGAATGGCTTGACGAGAAATACGCATCTTTCGGTAAGTGGTCATTCCACGGATTTATTGCAATGCTTATCGCAGCGGGGTGTTACTTTGTCCTTGCCGCTAATGGATGGCACAAATGATCCTCGAACTTATCCGCGACGACGATCCTGCCCAAAAGCACAACTATGGGAAGTTTTTTGTCGACAAACTGTTCTTTGGCGAAACGCTTGAGGACAAGGATCGTTACCTAGAAGCAGGCGGGGAGAAGGTCTATGGCGACTCGGCCATTCCAAGAGGGCGGTACAGAGTCACGCTCACTCCATCAAAGCGTTTCGGTCGAGTCATGCCCGAAGTCCATGACGTACCCGGATTCTCTGGCGTTCGCATTCACGGTGGGAACACTGAGCATGACACTCTTGGGTGCCCTCTTCTGGGCCAGACTCGTACTGCCACAGGGATCGCCAACTGCAAGGGAGTGAATGACAGGCTGTATGTCACTTTGCAAGCCGCAGAGCAGAGAAACGAAGAAGTCTGGCTGGAGGTTTCGTGATCCTGTCGGACATCTTAGAGTGGGAACGCAAGCTGGCGATAAGACGCTCGACAGTGCTATTTGTGACCCTCTGGATGACCTACAGAGCCTTTGAATGGGCGGCGGCATATGCGAGTGCCACCAGTTTAACCAGCGGCTTGGAAGCGGCTGCAATCATTGCCGCCGTGACCGCTCCAATAACATATCTACAGACAGCAGTTTTCAAGGCGTACATTTCCGCGAAGGATGAAAGATGACTTTCTTGCTTGCAAACTGGAGGTGGGTTCTGATCGGCCTGCTGATCGCATCAACCGGCCTGTTCTATAAACTCTGGCGGGAGGATGTTCGTGCTTTCAATGCCTACAAGATTGAAGTTGCTGCGCTAGGTAAAGCGGCTGAGATGGAGAAGAAGCGGATCGAAACTGAACACGCGAAAGTTACCAAGGAGATCAAAGATGCTATTCCCAAAAAGATTGCTACTGCTCGTTCCAATGCTGTTGCTAACTACCTTGCCAGCTTGCCACCACATTCCGGTAGCTGTGGAGTGCGCCCGATTGCCGGACTTCCCGAAGGAGTACATGAATCCTCCAAGGAACCAGTTTCTATTGGATGCACCGAAGGATTTATCCAAGACGCAGCCGAAGACGCAGCCACAATAATCGGCATTCAATCATGGATTCGCGGGATAGGGTTTCCGGTCAAGTAGCCTTACCAAATAAGCCTAGACTTCTTCATCGCGGCGAAATTATCGTTTGATCCGGCGATGTAAGACTTGCTCATTACTTCCCGCATCGCATTACGCATAGCGTCGAGCGTTTTCTGTTCAGTGTGCTGTTTGAGCGATGAACCTACTGCTTGAAGCACCGAGTCTAGCGCCGCATCAATTCTTTCATCTGGAGTCATTTCAATCCACTCCTAAAGTCGATCCACAGACGCTTACCGCCTTTGTGAATCTCGTTGATCCGGCCCACAATGCGCCACGGTGGAAATCGTTTGCTGCGCTTCTGGTTGAGTTCTTTTAGCACGATGGTTGATTCATAGCGACAACTGTAAGAACGGTTCACGTCTTACTCTTTTCGATTTCTTTGCCCATCTTCACTCTCCTTAATAACTGACTGATTTACTCGCTTTGTCGCAATTGTTTTTTATGACGACAAATGTCGTCTACTTTAAGTTAGAGATCACAGGCGGAACCTCTTGCGAAACTCCCGCAACCCTTCGTCGGCCCAACTCGCAGCCGTTGCTTTCTCGCTGTTGAAGCAGTTGGCTACCGCGCAGTAAATGCTCAGCCACACAGATTCGTCAGGCGTCTTCGGTTTCTCGATGGTGGCCGCCATTCGGGTCATAGCGTCCACCGCTTCCTGTTGCATCTGTGCCGGTGGCTGGCGGCGCATCTCTAACATGTCGTCCAACGCGGACGTGCCGCTCGATGCTTCGTTGTTGCTCTGTGCTTGTTCCACGTCATTCCTCCTTTGTGGCGTCTGTGGGCGGCACGCCGGTTAACTTTGCGTTATGGGTTTTCTTGCCGCGTTCGCTGTAGGGCATCCCCGGCTCAACCATGCGCAGAAACTCAACGCGCACCGCCACTATCCCGCACTCAGCCACACATTTCCGTGAAGCCTTTAGATCGGCCACG